CTAGAGGGCCATTCCGTCCGAAGCCAGCTTGGGTTTCTAAACCAGACCTAGACCAACAGCCTTCCGCATTCTGGCAGTCGGTAATCGTTTCCCTTCTTATCGACGGCAACGCTTTTATTCGCGTCTTCCGCTCGGGCGGTCAAGTTGTAAACCTAGTTCCACTAAACCCGCACAAGGTTCAGATTAGACGCAACGGTATCGGACGCGTAATGTTCGAAGTTCAAGGAGAGAAAACTCTTCTTAGCTCAGAAGACGTTATCTTTATTTCTGACCTAGTTCGCCCGGGTGAGATTCGTGGAATGGCTAGAGTAGAAGCTCTCAAAGATAACTTCGGTTTGTCTATGGCTTTGGAATCTTACGCAGCTCGCTTCTTTAGCAACAGCGCAACGCCGCAGGGAATCATCACCTTTCCGGGAAACCTAAACAGCGAACAGGCAGAAAATCTTCGCCGTGGATTTGATTCAGCTCACCGTGGACTAAAGCGTTCACATAAGACCGGAGTTCTATCCGGTGGCGCAGAATGGAAGCCAACGGCAGTAGACCCTGAGAACTCTCAGCTAGAAATTTCCCGCCGCTTATCAGTCGAAGACGTAGCCCGCGCGTTCAACGTTCCAAACCATATGCTAGGTGTTCAAGGTTCGACCGCTTACGCTTCGGTGGAACAAGACTCCATTTTCTTCGTCCAGCACACTCTTCGCCCAATCGTGACCAAGCTAGAGGTAGCATTCAGCCCGCTTCTAAACGAAGTCCCCGGCGGAGAAAACGCATTCTTAAAGTTCAACCTAGACGGACTTCTTCGCGGAGATTCTCAGGCCCGAGCAACGTCTTACTCAATCGGACTTCAGGCGGGTTATTACACCGTGAACGATATCCGCAGATTCGAAGACCTAACTCCAATGGCAGATTCCGTAGCCGACGAAGTTAGAGTCCCACTAGCTAACGTGGCAATTGAGGATTCTAGAATCGCAACGCAGGATAAAAAGGTAGCTATGGCGCAAAAGCTAGTTCTCGCTGGATACGAACCAAAAGCAGTTTTGGCAGCTCTTGGACTTCCAGCTATCCCGCACACCGGAGTTCCAAGCACACAACTTCAGCCAGTAGCGCAGCTTGACCCGGCTAATCCTGAAGGCGTTTACGAGGTTCAGTAATGGCGATAAGTTCGGGAGTTATCACCGTTGGAACAGTTCCGTCAATTATCGACGGAACTTTCAATTCTAACTTTCGTCTAATTGTGTACAACAACGACAACACGGACGCAGTTTACTTAGGTGGCCCAGACGTGTCGGTGGCTTCTGGTTTGAAATTGGATAAAGGGATAATTCTTCAACTTGAAATGAATCCACTAGAAAGCGTTTACGCAATCTCCGGAAAAGCCGGACACACAATTAGTTATCTGAAGCAGGTATAAGTTGCCCTATTACATAACCGACAAATCCGCAGACTGCCCTAATAGTTGGGCCGTAGTAAAAGAAGACGGGGAACTTCTTGCTTGCCACGACACTAAAGAATCCGCGATTGAACAAGCTATCGCAGTATCCATAGCGGAAGAAACCGAATTTGTTGGAGAGCGCGCAGCCGTCGGAGAACTAAAGATTGGCGATTGGGTAACTTGGAACATTAGAAACCCAAACGTTCTTGCTCAGGTTGTACTGATAGAAGGCGAACTAGCCGGGCTAGAAGTCTACGAATTAGAAGACGAAACCTATCACTCGACCCAACGACTAATGATTATGAACGTCTTCAAGCTTCAGCGAATCCCAATGCCGGATAGAATTTCTGCCGAAGTAGAAGACGCAGAAGAACAAGAAGAAGACGAAGGCGAAGAAAATCTGCCAGATAACTATCGTCCGGCATTAGCTCCAGACGTTCCAGAAGGTAGAGCCTGCGGAAATTGCTTCTTCTTCAACGAAGCCCGACTAAACGACGACGGCGATAAAGCGTGGTGCGAGCGTTGGGACGCATTCGTAGACGGCGGAAACTACTGTAATGCTTGGCAACCAGCGGAAGAAAATTCCGAAGCCCGAGCAGTAGACCTAACCCCGCCAGCGTATATGAGAGCAGCGGCTCGCCGTGGACTTGAATACTACGCAGAAGGTCTAGCCGGGGACGGACTTGTAGATAGAACCGTTAGAGAAGCCCGCGCTATGGCAGAAGGAAACGTCACCGCCGATAAGTGGGTTCGTATCGCTGCGTGGATTGCTAGACACTTAGGCGACCTAGATTCTCCGGACGCTAATCCGTCTTCAGAAAATTATCCTTCCGCCGGAGTTGTCGCTCACCTTCTTTGGGGAAGTGGCCCTAGCAAATCTTCCGCTAACCGCACAATGAAATATGCGGAAAGCGTCGTTGCTAGACTAGAAGAAGAAAATCGCGCAAGCATAAGTCAGGAAAGCGAACAAATGGCAAAGATTGAAAAGCGGACTAACGAAGTCCAGTTCGAGCTAAGAGCAGTCGAGGGCGGTGACGGAATGACCTTCACCGGATACGCCGCAGTCTTCAACTCGCCTAGCGAACCACTTCCGTTTATCGAGCGTATCGCGCCGGGAGCATTCAAGCGTTCACTAAAGGCACGCAACGATATCAAGCTTCTATGGAACCACGACACCGGAAGCGTTCTAGGTTCTACCCGGGCTGGAACTCTAAAGCTTGAAGAAGACAACTACGGACTCCGCGTAACCGCTATGCTGCCAGAAACCACTCTCGGAAAAGACGTTCGGACTCTAGTCCAGCGTGGCGACGTATCGGCTATGAGTTTCGGATTCTCAGTTCCAGCTAACGGCGATTCTTGGAACACCGACGGAACCGAAAGAACTCTAAAGAGCGTAAGGATTCACGAAGTTTCAATCGTGGCATTCCCGGCGTATTCTCAGACCGCGGGAACCGCAGCCGTTCGTTCATTCGACGGAGTAGCCAAGCGCGCAGAAGTAGACGCAGACCAACTAGCGGACGCTATGCTGGCAATCGAAGACGGCAAGGACTTATCTCTAGAGCAGTCCGAGCTTCTAACAAAGGTAATCCAGCGACTAACTCCACAAGAAGAAGCCGAAGCTGAAGCTAACTCCGAAGAACTAACCGCGCTGGAACTAAAGAAAAAGAAATTCGAACTACTAATGAAGAGGTTATAAATGGCAAGCAAGGACGCAATCAAAGAAGCAATTCTAAAAGCTTCAGGTAATCCTGAATATGGAATAGTTGTTGATAATGTAGAAGCTTGGGCGCAAGCAATCTGGGAGCTAGACAACGCAGCTCCAGCTAAAGAAGTTCGCGTCACAGAGGCTAAAGAAACCCGATAAGGGCCGTCGAGGATTTCCCCCTTTCTCTCGACACGCAACCCCGCCGTATTCCTTTCCGGCGGGGTTGCTCTTTACCCGGATTGGTAGAATATAAACAGCGGGTCGAGTCAGCTCCCCGTTGTATCCGTTCGAGTTAGCTTGGCGGGAATCCATAATCACAAATCAAACAAGGAGTAACAACTATGTCAGACTTTCTAAAGTCGCAGGTTGAAGCCCGCAACAACCTAATCGAGCAGGCTCGTACAGTAATCGAGTCAGCCGAAGCGGACAAGCGTGGACTAACCGTAGATGACCAAGCAACAATCGAGCGTATTGAGAACGAAATTTCTCAGCGCGACGCAGCTATCGACACCGCTAAGAAAATGGAAGAGCGTGAGGCCCGCGCAGTAGACGCAGCTCGCAACTCTTTCATTCCTTCTAACGAAGTTCGTGGCGACGCAGAAATTCTTCGCGCAATTGCTAACGGAGAAATGCGTTCACACGTATTCGGAGCAGAGAAAAGAACTCTAGTTCCTTCCGACAACACCGTTCCAAAGTCTTTCTACGACGAGGTTTTCTCAATCGCTAGATTGGCTGGCCCAATGCTAAACGTTGCTCAGGTTATCAACACCGCCAGCGGCGACCAGCTAACAATCCCAACCTTGACAGCGTATTCAACTGCGACTATTAAGACTGCTGGTTCAGCTATCGACGACAGCGAGCCAACCTTCAGCTCAATTACACTAGGCGCATTCAAGTACTCATTCTTGGTTCCTGTTGCTAACGAGCTACTAACCGACGCAGGTTTCGACATCTCAGCTCTAATCGCTGAGCAGGCCGGAAACGCAATCGGTTTCGGAATCAACACCGGACTAACCACTGGAACTGGAACTGTAGAGCCAACTGGTATCTTCACAACCGGAGCTTCAGCGGTAACTGGTGGAACCGGAGTATCCGGCGCACCAACTTA